ATGTCTAAAAAAAAATTTGTTTCTCAAAAACAGAAGGCAACTATAGAAGAGATAGTTGCATGGAAAACGCCTACTTTTCATCAGGCTTCAGAGTGTTATGTAGCTGTAACAGCTTTCGACCCAACAATAGGAAAGCTTCATACGAAGAAGTTCATGTTGGGGAGAATCAAGGGTAAACGTGAGCAACGTGTGTATGGTGAAGCATTGAAAAAGAGACTTATTGAAAAGTTGATGCAAGGTTGGAATCCATGGATAGAAACCATGCAGCCTTTGGAATACACGAAGTTTGATGATGTTTGCGATAAGTACCAGGACTACTTAATGAAGCTGTATAAAGAACGAGGTATGCGCGAGGATAGCGTTTCGTCGTATCTTAGCAGGCTTCGGGTATTGAGGAAATGGAAAGAGGAAGAGAAGGTAAATCTGTTCTATTCTTATCAGTTTAATAAGAATATTGTAGGGCAATTTCTTGACTACATATTTATAGATAGGAATAATACTATTCGAACACGAAATAACTATCTTACTTGGTTGAAGGTGTTTTGCAAGTATCTTGTGGAACGAGGATACGTACCTAATAATCCTACAGAAGGAATGTCATCTACTCAGCGGAATAGTCAACTAAAGAACAGAGATGTGATACCTGATAAGGTTATGATGAACATTAAGGAATGGCTGGAGGAACATAACAAGCATTTCTTGCTGGCTTGCTATATTTTACATTATCTATTTGTACGACCGAAAGAGATGAGTTTCTTAAAGGTTGGTGATTTCTCTATTAAGAATAAGACTTTAACGCTTCACGGATCTCATACCAAGAACCATAATGATGCTACGCTTACACTTCCTGATCATGTTCTGCGTTTAATGATAGATTTAAACATATTTGCCTTTCCAAGTAATTATTATCTTTTTAGCGATGGGTTTATGCCTGGCACGAATAGGCGGAGCGAGAAGACTTTCAGAGATTATTGGCATCTTCATCTGCGCAAGCACCTTAAGTTCTCTGACCGATACAAGTTCTATTCGCTTAAAGATACTGGTATAACGAATATGCTAAAGTCTAATACTGATGTTCTAACTGTGCGCGACCAGGCACGCCACTCTTCTATTCTCATTACGGACAGATATACACCAAAGGATATTAAAGATGCGAATGCCTTGCTACTGAAATATCATGGAGTTCTTTAACATTGTTACGACCATTTTCGTGAGTTCAGGAAGATGGTTGCCATTTATTTATAAATAAAGAATGTAGGATTGCTTATATTGCCTTCCTACATTCCATCTATCCTACACCTTATTATATATTAAGGTGTCAATCTACTATTTCGATGTAAACTTTGCTATTTTGATATATAGCTTCTTCTATTTGTTTTTGCAAGGCTGCCATTGTGGCTCTTGAGTTTGACACTTGTCCTACTCGATCGTTCTTGCCTGGCAGTAGGCAGCCGTGTGTATTGCGAGCGGTGTTGCCTGCATGAATGCGCACTCCTTCGTAGCCTGGTACATTGATAAGTAGGGGTAATGGGCAGCGAAAGCGAGCTGATAGGGTTATACGTACTTCGTATTTACCAGATGGTATTGCCGTTTCGCCATATATCTTTATTGCCTGTATTTCTTCAGGGGTCATATCTTGGCGAAGTCCTCGTACTGTGTCCTCGAGGACGTTCGAGAAAAACACTCCATTGACATATAGGTTACCTATGGTGTATTTCTCTTTTTTCCATTTTCGTTCTAATTTTAAATTCAGTTCCATTTTATTTCACTCCCATTTTTCCTTGTTCTATCATATTGAAGATGGCTAATACGCCTTTGTAGGCTGTTTGTCCACCATCGTCGGGTAGGGTTTCCCACTGTCCACCAGAGAAGTGCTCTGTGTTGTGGATGTAGGTAGCTTGCCGGTGTGGGTCTAACACATAAGACGGGGATTCGCCTTGTGTTATAAGTGCTACGTGGTCGGTGAATTGTAGCACTTTGGCTATTGTGTTTGTGGTGTCGGCTTGATAGGACACGGTGTGTAGGTAGCCATCTATGACTACTTCGCAGGTTACTAACTCTTGCTTGCTTAAAATTTTTGTTTGAATGTTCATATTGCGTATAATGTTTAAAGATTTCTTCCTCTACGGAGTTGGGTGGTTGATATGCGCCCATCTCTGAATATATATATTGTTATGATTGTCCACTCTTTAGCTACGTCTGTTGCACCTCCATCGGGGCGTATTCTGCCATTGTCGCGTAGTGTTACTTGTGGTTGGCAAGCTGCGTATACGCCATTTACGGGATTGTTGCTTGCCACTGCCATATCTCGTTGGAAGTATCTGCCGTTATTGTTTTTCACTTGTTCTTGTGTCCAGTCGCCATCGGCTATGTACACGCTGTCTATTTGTGCTGCACTGTACATATATACCGATGTTCCGATGGGTTTCCTGTCGGTGAAGAATGGGTCGAATATTCTGTGTTCGGCAGGATAGCCGGCTACTTGCATTCCGCCTATGTAGCACACTTCCAGCGAAGAGAAGTTTGCTATGCGCATATTTTCTGCTCTTGTTCCATCGGGCGATATGGTTAGGGTGTTTCGTCCTGCATTGTTGTAGAACTTTAGGGCTGCTTGTCCCTTTTCGTCTAAACCAAATGTTATGTTGCGAGCCACTGCTCCAAACACTTGCATCATTGCTCCTGTAAGGTCTATGTACCCTGCGCCAAGGTTGCGTGTGCGAAACTTTAAGCCGTCTATGGCTCCTGTTTCGTCTACCGAGGCTACGATGTTGCCTTGTTGGTCTATATAGTTGAAATGTTTGGCACGTGCGTTTATGCTCATGTCGTTTCCATTGATATAGATGCCTGCCGCTTGTAGGCTGTCCACCACATCGGGGTCTTTCCACGTTGTGGCTTTAGTGCCTTCTTCCAGTTGTATTTCTGATATATAGGCTTCGCCATTGCGGGTGCAGCCTATGAATATTTGAAGGTAGTTGTAGCCCTCTTCTATATCGAAGGTGTGGGTGTATTGCTTCCACACTCCATAACTTGATGGAATGTTGGGATAGCTCGTCTTAGGTGCGCTCATGTCTTTCGACTTACTGCGCTTTATTTCTATGTAAGGCTGATCGCTACCGTATATACGCACAAACATTGATAGCGTGTAAGTGCGCCCACCCATAGCTTTTATTACGGGGAATTTACAGCCGTTCCATTCGTCTTGTGTGGCTCCGTGGCGTGATATGGATAGGTAGGGGTTGTCGAAGTGGGCAACGCTGGGATACTTTACGATGGTTACGTATTGCGCACGTTGCAGACTTAGCAGGTTAAGTGGTCGCAGGCTTGCTCCTTTCAGTAGGTTTACTCCGCTGAAGGTTTGTTGGCGTACCTCCAGCTGTATGTTGTCGGCTGTTTGTTTTATGGTAGATATTTTCTGCTCCAAGCCTTGTTTGTCGGCTTGGTTTTGTGCTATTATGCTTTGGAACTGCTTCTGATTGGCTTCAAATTTAGCCTCGTTCCACTTTTGCGCACTCACTACAAATTCTACTCTTGCCGTACGTGTTTGCCCCTTGTAGGTGGCGGTTATGGCTATGTGTCCGCTCCACTGGTTGGGACTTATGCCGTCTACTACGATGTTTTGTTCCACCAGTCGGGCGTAGCAGTTGTAGGGCGTTACGGTGGTTGATGTGGGGGACACGGCTGTTTGCCCCTCGTATAGCACTACTTGCACTTTGCGCTGCGTGGTGTTTTCTATTTCGCCATCTCGGTTTGTCTCAAACGTTAGGCTGGTAGGGGTGCATACCAATGTCAGAGCGTTGTCGCCTGTGTCGCCCTTTTGTCCGTCCGAAACGTTGATTATTGTGATGTATGTTCGTGCTATTATCATCTTTAAGATAAGTTTTTAAATGTAGGGAGGACCGAATTGCCCTCCCTGTTTCGAGAGTGTTTTATGGGTGAGGTTGAGTGCCACCACCAGCAGGTTTGCTGCCTTTGGTTTTCTTTGCTTTTGGCTCTACTCGCTCGTAGGTTACGCCTTCGAGTGTGAAGTATCGAACCGATGGGCGTAGTTTCACCATAGGCTTCTTTATGTCGCGAGTGGCGTTGAAGTCTTCTATGTGGTCTACGGCTTTCGATTTGAACGATGGCGATAGTGTGCCAATGTCGCCAAAGTCTACACTTTCTCCGCTCTCTACGTGCTTCTTCGCCATTTCGGCTGCAAGGCGCAACACGGCTTCCACTTCGGCACCTGTAAAGGTGGTGGCGTGTGCTACTTCTTCGCAGAATTGGCGGTGGGTTACTCGTTGTCGGTCGGTGGGACGTGCTATGAACACTTTTTGTCCTTTTTTTGGTCCGACACTTAGTTTTTGCTCTCTAATTGTGAAATTCAAACATTTTGTCATTGTAATAAAATTTAAATAGTTGATATAAAAATGTATATCTATGGATCTACGCTCGTACATCTATGGATCTACGGCTGTATATCCATAGATGTAAATTCGTGCTTATATACTCACCTCGCAATAGAACGTTGCTTTTGAGTCTATATCGGTGGCTGACACAACGAGCGGATTGCCTGTTTTCTGTGCCGAAGTTGTGCCAGCAAAGTTCGATTTTGTGCCGTTCTTGTCGAACTTGGTCCACGTGTAGGTGAACTTCTTTGTAGCGGTGGCTTCGTCTTCAATCTTTTCTGTGCCACGATACACTCGGGCGCAAAGCGTGGTAGAGCCTTGCCCGTTCTTTATCTGCAAACCTGTGGGCGAGAATATTTCTACCGAATAGGGGTCGGTGCGGTCCTCGAAAGTTACAATGGCTTCCGACTTTTCGGTGCCGTCTTGCGCTTCGCACTTGAAGGTTTGCACGTTCAGCACGTCGCTTGCCTTAACGGTGAGCGTTGATACACCTGCGGCAGTGGCAATGCCCTGTGAGAGCAGCTCCCACGTTTGCGTCTTTAAGTTCAGCGAGTACCAACGGAAGGTAATGCCGTCAATGTCTTGCACTCCACCACGAAAACATTTGGCTTCTGCCGTAAGCGTATTAACGTTGTTGCTTGCATCGAAGCTGTTGCCCTTTGGCTGTGTGAGTATAACCTGAAAGAGCGCACCAGCGTTGGCAGTTTTCGCAACAAAGCCTTGCGCCTCGAGCGTGGTGTCTTGCCCCGTTTCGTCGTCGTGGTAAATAGCCGCTATTTTTATGGGTAGCGAGTTGTCTGTTATGTTGCCCTTTATCGTAAGGGCACCACCTGCCGATATGGCAGCCGCAGAGTATTGTCCGCTGGTCTGCCCGGCGTTCACCAACGTATCGCCAACTTTGTATATCAGTGCGGTAAGTTTGCTCACAAGGTTTGTGCCGTTGCCCGTAACGTACACCTTTGGAGTTACCACGTTGTTGTCGCTGCCAAAGTTGGGTGTAAACACCTTTGTGTCGGGGTTATACATCTGCACAGGATACTTAATATCCATAAGTAGCTGCACTTGTTTTGCATCGTTAAGGTCTACTATAGTTACCTGTCCTCTTGCTTTAATTATTGCCATTGCGTTTTGAATTTAATGTGTTATGAAAGTTATTCTATGTTTACTATACAATCAATCTGTGCCTTAAGGTTCACCTCTTCGGCACTTATGGTGGTTCGGTTGCCAATTGCCTCGTGTCGGGCGTTCCATGCCGTGTCGAAGTCGGTATTGCCCGATTGTATCACCCACGAGAATTGGTTCGGCAGAAGCGAGCTTGTAATGTCCTGCTCGCCATGCAGCACGGTAGCCACAAGGGCAATTTGCCCCTGCCCATTGTGTATAATGTTGCCGCCACTCTCCGACAGAATTTGCACCGTGTAGGGCGATGTACCGTCTTCGCCTTTGGTTGCGTAATGCTTCCACTTAGGCGACTGCTCGGTGGGTTCGTCAGTATTGTTGTCTGTCAATGATAGCCACGTGCCACCGCCATAATACCACGCTTCGTATCGAGCAGCCACCGTACCTGCGGTCCAGTCGCCACGATAAATCACGTTAGGAATACGTTCGCCATCTGCGCTTACCCATTCGAAGCGTTGGCTGTTCATATAAATCTTGTCGCTGGAAAGGTGGAAGATGGCGTTGCCTTTAGAGAGCGAAAAGTCGTGAATGTTGCGATATACTTCGATAGTGCCACCCTCCTCTTTCGATGTGGTAATCATCGTAACATTCATTCTGTTGCGGTGCAGCGTAGGGTCAATGCCGTTAGCAACGTCCCAAAGCGTGTTATGCCCACACAGCACAACGTTGTCGCCCGCCTTTGGTTCATCGTTGTCCGTGTTTTTATCACGGTAAGCGTCATCGTCGGTAATAACGATATACGCCTTTTCGGTAGCCGACTTCTGTGCCACCTCCGACACTACGCGCCAGTAATATCTGTTGCTCACATTCTCGTAAACACCAGCTTTGATATTGAAAGTCTGGCAAAGTGCTTGGTCGCCCGGCTCCCAATCGTTCGTTATAGCCTTATCGCCATCGTCCGTGTGTAGGTAACATTTCCATCCACCACTAACAGGCACCACCTTTTCTATAATGGCATTCGCACCCGACAGCACAATGTTGCCCCCGATGTGTTTATACTCATCAATCTGTAGCGAGCGGAATATAGCCTTGCCAATTACCTCTAAGTAATCAATCTGTCCGTGCGCCTTGCCGTAGCTATCCAACCATACCTTGAAACCATTCAGTCCTTGTGCAAAGCCTATGGTCTGGAGACTGTCTCCAAACGTAATGCCCTTTAAGAACGTTATTAACTCTTTCGCCGTGTCGGCTTTTAGCTTCGAAAGGAAACGATCGTCCACTGGCTCTTCTAAATCACGCGCTTTATCAGCATAGCCAGCCTTTATCTTATTGCCATTCTCCAGCAGATAGCCGTTCAGCAGCGAAAGACTTTGCAGCAGCGAGTAGTTCGTATGGGTGTGCCCTACGCCACCATTAGCAGAGTAGCTTTTCTCAAGCACTTCTACGATAAAGTCAATAATGGCAGCTATCGTAGTAACGTTCCATTCATCGGCATACGGATTCTGAACAGGAAAGAGTGCCCCACCACTCAGATTGAGCCTTTGGAACTCAACCAAGCGTGGGGCGATGGTAAAAGAACCCAATTCGGGAACTTTTATATCCATCATCTTTGCCGGTACTGCACTTCTGCGAAGATTGAGATACGGACGTGCATCGGCAAACTTAAAAGTAAAATTAAAGTTAGAAGGCAGCTCCTTTGCTTCGTACGAAGCCTCGCTGTCGGTAACAACTATTCTGCGTATATAGTTGTCGATATAGACATATTTCCCGAGAGAGGGGAAGAAGTCGAGCAGCCATCGGCGTTCCTCCTTGTTAAGATGACCAGTGTTCTTCTTATATTCGCGCGCAGTATCAACACGATATTCTTCTGCATCGTTTTCAATCTCGGCAATGTTGTGCGTGTGCTTTGCCGTAAACGTTGTGTCGCCATACGCACGGAAGGTGTCAATACCACCGAGCGAGTTCTCAAACAACACCCATTGCTCTTCCTCGCTCCTGATATCCGAAGCATAGTAGCGTTGAATATACGTCAGACGCTTGCCTTCGGTATCCTCTACCCACACATCGTAATATTCGGGAAGGAATCCGAATAGCTTCGCCATAATGGCATATTGCACAGGTATTGTCTGCGCTTTGTCCTTCTGCAGGTTTGCGATTATTTTCTCATCGCCTTTCACGAGTCCTACAATACGCTCCGTGTGATAATAGCCAACGCACTTAACGAAGCCTTCTGTCAGTGCATAGTAAGTAAGGAACTCGGGAGTATTGTAGGTAACAGGCTTCACGGTGGGCTGCCACGTAAGGAAGTTGCCTTTCAGGAAGTTCTCTGCTGAATCAGCCAATCGGTCCACTCCTGCACGAATAGCCGTAAAGGTAAATGCCTTTGTCTTTTCTCCTTCATATCGTATTGTAACCTTAAATTCGCGTGCGATATGGTTCTGCAAGTATGCACTCTCAATATCCTGAAGCTCGAAATATAGCAATGGTGCTATAACATCTTCAAGGTTAATCTCAATTCTGTTGTGAGAGTCAGGAGTATAAGTGTGCTGCACTATCGGTGCATTGTTTTCAGCGTAGCTTAGCATAAATATTACCTCTTGCTCGCTGGAGAGAACTATTCTCTTCATTGAGCCTACAAGGCTTATATTGTCGGGCTTTATAATTATATCCATAGAAAGCAATATATTTATCGCAAAATTATAAAAACATCACATAGTGGTAAAGGACAACTTACCAAACGTCTGTAGCGTCCTTTTCCACACATTCCAGCCATACGTCTGTACGCGAGTACTTGTATTTAGCACTACGCCAAAACGACTTATGGCGTACCTTTTGCGAACGATAAGAACTCTGTTTCATAAATTCCACGCCTAAGTACTCTTTAGAAGCCATAGGTGGATACATTGTAATAAAAGCCCTATCTTTATCAGGACCTGAATTATCGTAAACCGACCCTGAAACTTCTACGATACGCGATCTACCGACCCATTTGTATTTTGTGTTCATGGCAGGAAAGAAGCTATCAATACTGGGAGCTACAACTACGGGATCCATGAGCGATATCGTCTTCAATTCAGACTCCATAGGTTCGTCTTTGCCACCTAAAACAAACTTTAGCTTGTTAAAGAAAAAGGCTACACCTCTAATAAGAACCTTACTATATGCAGGGAGATTCTGTTTCTGCGACTGAGAAAGCAAGAGTTTCACCTTCAGGTCGTGCAAAGAATTACGCAACAACAAATCGTAATCCTTATAAAAGCGTGCAAACACACCTTCATTTCCATTGTAATATAGAGCGTAGTCGAACAATTTGTTTGCCTTCTTCCAATCGGGAGACGATATGTCGTATGGAGAAATAGTTCCCACTGTACGACCATTAACAAAAGCCGAAAAGGCTAACATAGTCTTTTCCTTATCAGCATGTTCTGTATCGCTATCTTTATCGTCTCCAGCAATCACCATTTTAGAGTTAAGAGATTTATATTTACCCACGAATAGGTAGTGCCCTATATCGTAATCTTTCTTTAGGTCTTTAAAATCAACCTTATATTGCAAAGCTCTAAACTCTGGTATAAGTTCAGGAACTTTCACCTCTTTCGGTTCCAATTGCTCTCCAGTGTTGTAATCTTGCGACCCTTCGCCTATCTTTGTAATTAAGCGGAAGTCTCCTGAAAAACCAATCTTGTAGAAAGCACCATCTCTCTGGTCGAAATACGCAGCAGGGTTCGATTTAGCCATATTGTTAAAGTCTTCGTATGATTCTGCTGCTTCGCTTCCAAGTTTATCCTCTGGAGCAAGCGTTATGCGCTGGTAATCCTTTTCTGTTTTGTATGCAATGGTAGGTTCTTCTGTCATGTTATGGGTAAGATCGGTTGTTGGCGTGCTTGCCATAACATCACGCAAGAAAATAACATCAGCAGTACCTTTACCTTCATTAGCCGTGAACTCGCAACAAAACTTCTTGCGAAACACAGCAATAAACTCTGAGCAAGTTATATTAGGAACAAGGTCGGCAAGACGTATCTTACCCTTTACAATGGTATCCATAACATTGTTAAGTACCACCATCTTATCGAATGGATCGGTTTCGGTAAAGAAGTTTGGCAACAACTTGTAGCCGAAATAGGCAAACACTCGCTGAAGAAGATAGTTGGCACGAATGAACGGCGTGATATAATAGCCTTCATTCAGACTAATAGAAACGTTTTCTACATACTCTATTCTCTTTGTAGCATTGTAGAAGTCAGAGTCTGGTGTAGTCATATCGGGGTTAAAAACAGTCACTATGGGTATTTCCAATGCTGTTGGTATACCAGGAACATGTTCGATGACTTTCTCAATTGTTTCGTCTTTACCAAAAGCGTTGAGAATTTTATAATTAAAACCTGTAGATTGCCCCGAGTCGTCCTCTACCAATAAAGGAAAGATAGAGAACTTATCGTTCTTATTATTGCGCAAGCCACGGCAAAACGCTATAGCTTGCTGTACTGTAGACACTCCAGGAACGCATTCATCTTTGAAAATATCCTTTAGCTTTACATCTTTTATCTTAGAATAGAAAGAACCATCGTTAAGATAAAACGATGTAGATATTTTTCCTTTATGTGTCGCATTTAGCACCACCTGCCGACATTGAGCAAAGAACTCACCATCTTGTATAGTAACATCAATTGGACGTATTTTCTGCATACCTCCAAATGTTTCAGGAAACGCAAGCATTCTGCGATTACGTGGCGAGGTAGGCAAATCAAGCGGAACGGTACTCTCGCCATAATCATTGAAGAATGGATTCGTGCGTTCTACTTCTATTTTTGTATCGGGCGAAAGATTGTAGTCTTCGCCCATAGAAAGATTTGTTATTTTCATATCTGCATGGATTTATTTTGACGCAATGCGTCGTACTTGATTACGAAGTTTCTGTTGCGCATCAAAATCATCGAGCGCAACATAAGAGCGAATGCCATTATTGCGGAGTTCTTTCAATGTCTCCAATAACTCCTTATTATATTCATCTCTATGGTTAATTACTGTAGGCATTGGTTGTGATGTTGGTGCAGATGGAGTGATATATCCACCTGCAGCACGTCCTTGCGCCTGTTGCAAGAGAAACTTATTCATATCCAATGTGCGGATATTACCTGCACGTTGTGCTTGGTCGATAATATTCAGGAACGGAGCCACTGTCGGGTTCTCTACAGCAGCGTTGGAAGCTACCCACTCACGGCTACGTCCATATCCTCCCTCGCCAACAATAACCGTTGGCTTATCTATGAAACCACGGCGATAAGGGTCGTAGTCAGCATGGAAGCGTTTGCCGTCCTGCTCACGTTCGACATCAATGCTTCCACCACTTTCGAGACCTGTAACGACACGAGTTCCTGAAGCAGAAGATGCACCTCCGGCACCATTGAGCGACATACGTTTTACTTTCTGACGTTCTGCATTGGCTGCAGCGAGTTGGGCAACGCCAGTCACACCCATCAAGGCAGCAGCAATAGAGCCAGCGATTGGACCAAGGTCTGCATAAGCCTTCATAATTGAGGTTGCGGTGTCAGCTATAATCTGAGAGGCTTTAATTGCGAAATTAACATCAGCATACTTCTTTTGTATCTTTAGTTTTTCATCCGCTTTCTTCTTTTCAAGTTCTGTGGTATCTTTGCCTGCTTTCTTAGCAGCTTCAATCTCCGCATCATACTTCGCATCGACGTTTGCTTCTTCTGCTTGCTGTAGTGCCTGAACAGCTCCACCAGCAAGATTGCTGTAATAGTCGAAAGCCTCCTTCATTCTCGAAATTTTGAGGTTCTTTACAGCTTCCTCATATTCTTCTTGAGTTATCAGCCCTTGACGAAGATGTTCTTTCAGCTGTTCGTTTTCAGCATTATACAGTTCCTGTTGCGAAGCGAGTCCGTATTGCTGACGGATTTGCAAACGTTGTTCTTCTGCTTGTTTTTCGAGATTGGTAATAGCTTGCTGATGCTGTTCTTTATTGAGTAAGCCTTTTGCAAAGTCTTCATCAATCTTTTTACGTCGAGCTGCCAGTTGATCGGTGAAGGTGTCGAGACCGTATTCCTGACGTGCCCGTGCTTTCTCTTCTTCTATTTTCTTTGCATAGTCGGCAACGATAGCAGCCTTGGCTTTTTCGTAGGCTTCTGTAACTTCTTTCTGCTTCCCACCGTCCTCGATAGCCCTTTGAAGGGCTGCCTTGTAGTACCCATCGAGGACGAGTAACTTGGCATCGCATTCTTCCTGCAATGTCTGTGGCTTGGCAGGAGCGGTTTCCTCTATTTTCTCGAGCGCATCGTAATACTGCTTTTCAGCTTCGATATAAGCATTGTTGGCAGCTTGTTGCTGGTCGGCTACCGCCTTGTTTTGTTGTTCTTTGATGGCTTTCTTTTTGGCAGCGTCTTTTATTACCAGGTTATTAGCTTTTTCCTGGTACGACTTCTCAATGGCGAGTAGGTTGTTTTGGTGCTCAATGTTAAGAGCAGATATATATGCATTGTATTGCTCCTGTGTGAGACGTTTCTGTGCAAGAGCCTCGTTGAGCGCATTAAGGTCTTCTTCGTATGACCGTTTGGCTTCTTCCAAGTCTTGCTGGCGGTCGTGCGAGAATTTACGAGAAGCAACATCGTCGGGATTAACAGTCTTGCCGTGCTTCTGCTTTTTCGTTTTACCTTTCTTCGTCTTCTTGCCTTTTCCTGATGGCGAAGAATACTCCAACGCAGCCTTTCGTTGCTCCAGCGATGCTATTTGCCTATCAATATTTTTAAGACCTTTTGAATCTCCAACTTTTACTTCTAATCGTTTTGCCTTAAGTTTCTCTATTTTTTGAGAAATGGCATCGATTTGCGCTCCTACAGTTCCTATAGTCTTTACATTTCCACCAGAAGTCTTTGTAGGAGTAATGATAGCAATCTTTTTAGCAAAAGATTTGATTTCTCTTTCGTTTTTTGCAATTGCGTCGCGATGTCCCTTTTCCCTCTTTTCTCTATCCTCGTACTCTTTTATAATGGGACTCTTGCTTCTTTCTGTACCACGTGCAACTATACCTGACTCAGTAAATCCTGCAGCAAAAGAGGTCATTCTATGAGTGTAGGTCGTATTTTCTTGATGCTGATGCTTTGCGGTATCATACTTCCCTTTATTCTGACCTCTCCAGTCGCGGTCAGCATTAGCATTCCTTTCATGCTCTAAGCTATCTTTTGTAAGACGTGTAATTTCGTCTTGGTAAGCCCTTGCCTTTGCTGCTGCCATAATTTCGGCAGTAAGAATTCTGTATTGTTCTGCTGCATTCCCAGCAAGTATAGCTTCAGTTGTAAGTTTGCCAAAGTAATCAGGGTATTGCTGTTTGAGTTGCTCCACCATTTGTTTACGTTTATCCATAGCAATGGACTGGTCTTGTGTAGCTTCATAGAGGGAGCGAAGTTTACCCGTTTCTTCTGCAGCACTTTCAGAAGCCTGTTTTTCCACCTGATTAAGTCTTTGTTGTGAAGCTGTAGCATCATCAGTTCGTTTGCGAAAAAGTAATAATGAACCTACTACAAGAGTGATGCCTCCAAACAAGAGTCCCCAAGGAGAAAGTTTAAGAACAACATTGAAAGCCTTTTGCAGGGCAATAGATGTTTTCATGGTTTTATTGAGAACAGCGTGTCGTAAAACAGACAGTTCTATCATAGCATTCTCAACTGCAGCAGCTGCAGCCTTGAGTTTACTGACAGCGACGGCACGGAGACTCCATAAGTAGGCTACTTTTTGTACTGCGACATAAGAAAGATAAGTCGCTGTGAGTAGTCCAACAGCTTTAACAAGTATCATCAATGTATCTCTGTGTTTCACAATATATGTTATGGCATTAATTACTCCTATTTGTATCTGTCCATAAATATCAGTGAACTCTTCTTTTATAGGCACTAAAGCTTTACCAAGTGAAAGCTGTGCGTTTTCCAAGTCAGCAGTACGTTTTGCTGCACGGTCGGCTGCAGAGATATAAGTTTCGCCTGCTTCTGCAAGATTCTTTTCTACGATAGAGGCAACACCTTTCATAAAGTCTCCCGTTTCTTTTGTCTTTTCAGAGATTTCAGCAGCAGACAGTCCGAGGTTGTCAAGAATCTGTGGAGACTGACGCCCAAGACCTGTAACGATGGAATCTACCATGTAATCGAGTTCCTGTCCAGTCTGCTGTGCTTTCAATTGAGCAAAAGAAAGATACTTGCCGAGGTCTTCGAGGGGAATGCGGAAGTCTTTTGCCTTTACGGCAGCCTTCATCAATTCTATATCAGACACCGTACCTTTGGTCGCATCGCGGAGCGTTTGAAGATAATCCTCCGTACCTATCTTTTCAAAAGCGCGAATGACACCATCAGCTGATTCTGCCATTCTGATGCCTTCAGCAGCAAACTCCTTTACCTTTTTGAGAGCCTTTCCTCCCAGTTCTGCAAAACGGATAAATAATTCACCACGGAAGAAAGACATGGTTTGTGGGTTGGTGTATTTTTCAACAAGGCTCTTTGAAGCATCAGAAAGTTCACCCATACGTTCCCTAACATCAGAGAGTCGGCTGGATAGCTTTTTCCAATCTTCTGGATTAATAGTTTTAGACGTGTTGTCAAGCTGTCGTTGAAGACTACGTGCTTGTTGACGTAGTTGTACCATAGTGAGGGCGTTGAGGTCAAGTGCTTTTGTCTCAGCAGCGATTTGCTGTTTAAGGTTTCGAATCTGCGTAGCATTCCTTCCATACTCCTCACGTCGTTGTTTCCACGAATCAGTATTCTTTTTCCCTGCAAGTTCGAGAGATTCCATTTGACGTTGGAGAGACTTGTTGCGCTCTCCAAGATTATCAATTTCCTTAGAGAACTTGCGAATATTCTGCTGTGCCTTGTCTGCCTTAGCATTTACAACGAGTGTAACTTCGTCTTCAGATAAATGTTTTGCCATAAATAAAATTGTCTGTTATTACCTTTTGCAAACAAAGGTAATAACAGACAATAAAGCTGGAAAGGACAAAACTATTTGTCTATCTGCTGAAAGCAAAGAGAAAAACAGGGATTCCTACGAGGGGAGTAAAGAGCATGCAACAACCAATGTAAATAAGGCAAGCTCTCCAGCACCAATCGTCAGCCTTTATAAAGAAAGGCATTGTTATCAACGTTATGATTATTTCGAGAAATATCCACATAGTTTTTGTTTTTAGTTCCTGCGACAAAGATAAGCAATATCCTTGAAACGCACAAGTAACAGTTTGGTTATTTTTTTTCTATTGCATGGGACAATTGATTATGCAGAGAGTTGCGAACCTCGTCAGTAAAACCATAGCGTAGCTCTGGGAATACGTGTTTGTAAAGGATAGGCCAAACAAGCTTATTGTAAAGATTAGACTGTCCTTGTGCTCTTTTCCCTTTAGGTTTTCGATATTGAATATCAAGAAAACGAAGGTGCAAAGGAATAAACAAACGTAATTCATACGAACCATCAGAGATTTGCTTTGAAGAAGCTCCGCTTTGAGCAAAGCGTTGAAGTTCGCCTGAACGTACCTGAAAGACAGATACGGCTGGTCTCCATGCTGCATAGAGACGATTGACTGCATCTGTCATTGTGTTATGAACGAATTTCTTTCGTATAAGGCTTTCTGTAATCATAAAGCAAAGATAGTTGATTTATTAAAGAGTTTAAAGGACGAGGAACAGCACGCTTCACAGCGCACTGCCCTCTTTATTTGAAAATGTAAAAAAATTATTTTTCACGAAACATCCATTTGAATTCCAACCCTTGTGATCCACGGCGGTTGCAGAAATCGAAGCCTACATTTCGGAGGGCAGAGAAAACTTCTGTTGGGGCTATCTTTGCCGATGGGTCAATTTCCCTGATGGCATCTACCACTTCGGCAGTGGAAAAGAAATGGGTGGCATCAGCTGGCGTAGGGGCTGGGGCGTAAGTCTTCTGCAATGCAGCTATATAGATACTGATGTCGGTTATTGGTTGTTCGGTGTTATTTTCTTTATTGCTCATATATTGAAAAATTTAAATTAAAAATTCAGTCCATCTACTTCCTCTGGGCTTTCAGGGCAGAGGGCATTGAGTGTTTGCAAATCGTTTTTTAGGGCACGGATACTTTGCAGCATTTTGAACGTGCCTGGACGAGGTTCTCCTGTAGCTTCGACAAAGGTGCCGTTGCAGTCGGAGAAAATTTTATTCTCTATATCTTCCAATGTGGCAAGATATCCGAGGAAATATCCACCGCCCACCATTTCGTTAAGGGCTGCAATGGTGTCTTGACTGACGTAAGTCAGTGTCTGATTCATTGGTCTGCTCATACTTTGCCTCCTTCCTCAAATTCAAGATTATAAATAGCATATGAATCCATATCATCGTCAAAAGTTACTTTTACACACGCATCACCACCTATATACATTACATATATGCTTCCGTTTAAGGCTACCAGTTCCCCTGTTCTGCAAAGACTTGTAATTATGTTTCCAGCAACATCTCTTTGCACAAACTTCACTTTTTGCCCTTCTTTCATATTCATGACAACATCTTTTGCATTTTTACTAAAGTAAAATGTTGCAGATTTGGCATGGTGTTCATATCTTAACAAATAAGTTTGTAAACTGGTAGCTATTTCTCGACCTCTTTTTTCAATTTCTTGTTTTGAAAAAATAACATCAAACTCTACGACCATTTTTTCCATATCAGGAAAAGCCATTTTAATTTCCATTTCGGCGGTAGTTAAATCTTTCATTTTTTGCCTCCTTCCTTATCTGACTTGTTTACACGATGAACAAGATAACCTGCACATAATACAGATATTAGTGCGGTTGTGGGGTGTTGTTCCACGCATACTGCAGTGAAGCCCATGCACAAAGTTACAAGATTGATGCGAAGTGCCAAACGACGAGTTACTGTAAACTCGCAAATTCGGCTGTAAAACTCACTCTTTGTGTCGAGCCAAAGGTTAATAGACTTGATTTTGCGCTGTATCGTAGCACGTACGTCAAGCTGTTTGCGCTCTTGCGCCTCGGCTCTGAAATCAATTGTTTGTTGCATATTGCATTGTTGTTTTACCATTCCCAGAACTGCTGGGGCAGAGATACAGAAAAACGGCTGCACATCCCGCTGGTAAAACAACAATGACTTCACCCCGAAGAGCTTATCTTGATTGTACGAGATGGCAACCGCCAATATTTTAATGGGCATAAAAAAAGCCCAAGCAATGTGCCGAGCAATAACCGTTGCTCATCGGAATGGATTACCATTGTTGTTTTACCGATGGCAAAGATATGAATATTCCCCGAAACCTGCAAGGAATTCGGGGAATATTTTTTTTATTTTTCATCATATACTTTGATTACATCGCATAGTTCTTTTTCAAAATTAAAGATTTCGTTAAGATTTGTAATTTCATGTTTTGTTTCTTTCTTGTCCTTATCAAAGGTAGAGATGTATTTTTTTGTCTTGCTGTTAAAATATAGCCTGCAGATAGGTTTACGATTATTGTCATCAAGAAGTATTGCAAAATAAGATAAAGCATCGCGATATACTACTCTCGAAATATCTACTTCCTTACGCACTATGGCTTTGACGATATTAAATCCTTCAACTTCTTCTTGTGTAGTTTCAATACCATCATCTTTAGTAGATGCAGCATCAGTCTGTTCTGTATCTACATTTGCAGTTATAGTTTCGGACGCTTCGCGTTGCTCTTCAGAACTGAGTGCAGTTTTCAGTCTTTTAGAAATGAGTTCGTTGATATAGCTCCCAATAGCCCTCTTGACAAGTTCCGAGAATTGCTCTTGTATTTTAGAAGTAATAATGCCTTCGTAGACTTTCTTTGTAAAAAACTTCACAATCTCTGGAGAAGGGGCTACAATCTCTTCAGCAAATATTTTCTTGAGCTCGCTTGAATATTTCAGTTCACTTGCCGAACTAAGAATGCTATCAATATCGAAATAAGACTTGTGAAACTTCTTGAGTTCTGCAAATTGATAATCTTTTAAATCGGTAATATCAACCTCCAAGAATGGCTTTTCGTCCATAATATTTTGGTCTTCGAGATCTGTATAAAACAAATATCTTATTCCATTTGTCAGAAGTCCAAACTTAGCTTTGGAAGCTACAAAATATTTCTTTAATTGCGTATCATGGAGAGACAAATCCTGCTTCCAATGCTTACACTCTATGAGGATAATTGGACTACCTTCTTTCATTATGGCGTAATCTATCTTCTCTCCTTTTTTCTTAACTAAGTCGCAATCCATTTCCGGAATTACTTCCAAAGGATTAAAAACATCGTAGCCCAGTGCATTGATAAAGGGCATAATAAAAGCATTTTTTGTGGCTTCTTCTGTGAGAATACCATCTTTCAATTGCGCTATTTTATCCGCAAGTTGTTTTATAGAGTCCTTAAAGTCCATTGTTTTAAAGATTTAGATTTTCTGTAATGGTTCAAAATTTATTTCATTAACGTAAAAAGTTCCTCGCAGAAGGATGAGCAAGAACAAAGGCGGATCATAGGTTCCGCCTTTATTCTATTTCTCTTTCAAATTCATACCTTCTGTAATATCCTCGTCTTTTTCGACTTGTTTTACCAGAACATAATGATATACATTGGAGCTACCACTTGTGATAGCATAAGTTTGAGTTAGTGTCCAGCCTCGCTTTCCCATATAATTGAGAGCGTCCATCATAGAGTTGAAAGAGATTTTCTTACCATTCTCATCATAAAGGTGTGCATCTGCCCACTTTGATTGTCCAAAATCGACTTCTACTGTAACTTTAGTGCTAAGAAATTTAGAAGTTCCTACAAGTTCGCAGTAAGCGTCGTGTTTTGCTTGTGCGAAACACGCCATAGTGCTTACAAGAAGCATTAGTGTGAATAGTACTTTTTTCATAAGATTTATTTTAGATATTAAAATTAGATTAGTCCAAATCTTTTTAGTTCCAAAGGTACAGCATTTGGATAGCTGCACACAGTGCTACGGATTAACTCAAAATCAGTTGTATTGATACAGCCTAACTTTTCACCTTTCATCAAATGTGTTGAAGTAGCTATAAATATTTTAGTACAATTCAAAAACGAATCGTGCGAAAGGAAAGGATAATCTTTAGCCGATATTGGCATGTGATAGTCTTTGATAGAGATAGGGAGATTTTGATTTATTTTAGAATTAAAGACAATGCCTCCATAAACATTGCCTTGTTCATCAAAGCCTAATACTACAAAGAATTTATTGCGTGTGTCGTATCCGTTTTTAGGTGTTATGCCATCTGCTTTTGACAACTCTATTTTGTAGACATCGCCCAATTGAACATTATTGCTAACAGCATCATCAATAAGTGTCTGAGGTATATCCATTATGATAAAGCCTTTTGAATAAGTTCTTGTTCGTTAATGTACTCTACAAAACCATCATTTGCTCCGCCAGCTTTAGCAATATCTCCAACACTCATAATACAACAGTTACCTGTGGCATGCCATGCGCTATCGTGCGATTTATCTACCAACTCGCCAAAAGAGAGACCTTTGTTTTCTGCAATTGATTCTTTAAGGCTTTCTATATCGGCTTGAGATAGATAGTCCATGTTTGCTTCTCTTTTTGGCAAAAGCGTGTTAGAGGCATCTTTGCCTGCAAATTCTATAGCTTCTTTGAAAAGTGGAATTAATTCTTTCGCATAATGTTCATTGTTACAAACAGCACTATAGAGTTCTGTTGGAACTGGTCCGTATTCCATCGCTACAAAATCATCTGCAACGATACGACTTCCCCATTTACACAAATGCTTTCGTTGTGCGAAATATAAAATTTTAAAAATGTGATAATAGTCCAACCCCTTGGTAGCATTGATAATATACAATACCACTTCTATTAGTTTTTCTTTATCAAATCGTGTCATAATAGAAAATATATTCCATTCCTCTAATTTAAGGATATGGATAACTTTTATTTTAATATATAAAACAAATTCTTAACACTGCAAAGGTATAATGTAGAATTTAATACACCAAATATTTTTGTATTTATCTTTGCGTTACGCAATATTTTCAACGTAACGTGTGTAAAAAATCCCTCGCAGATACGAGGGATTGAGTGTGTCCATACGTCTGGTGGTATTTATTACAATTCGATATTTTTTTACAGAGACAATTAAAACCTTCATTTCTCTTTGCTTTGAGAATAATACCCTTCCTTTGTTCTTTCGCAGACCCATTCAGCAACATTCTTTGGCTGTTCTTTTCTTATTATATCATAGAGTTCCTGGTCAAGACCAACTGAAATTTTTTTTACTATTTCCCTCGTTTTAAACCGGGGAACACGAGCTTCATCAAGAAAAACATAAATAGTTTGTTCTGAGCGCACACCTGTCAGCTTCATTATTTGCTTGATAGTATACTTTTGAAGTCTATAAAGGCGTATCACCTCTTTTTTTTGTTGTTCTGTTATAGAATTTCTCATTTCTCTTTATTTTCTCTTATCATTTTTATTAAGAATTCGGAAGCCTTATGCAAAGAAGTTGCGAGCTTCTTTTTATCTGTTATCTTTCCGCCTTCTATCTCCAAACGCCAACGGGGAAAGTTACGTCGGTATAGATACAGGTGCTTATCGTCCTCCGAATATTGGAAGCCGTAAACATTTCTAAACATCTTATCCCCGTGATGCCTTGCGCCCCACTTTCCAAGCTCGCTCATAATACGAGCTAAATCAGTAGGCGATAAATGCGGTGCATCTTCAAGCATGGTAACTTTTTGCGTTTCATTGAAACGCCCGTCTTCAAAAACTACTACCACACCATTTTCGGTATCGGTCAGTACCCAACCATCAGGCTGGGCACTGCTTTGTTGTATAACGTATTTACCCATATATGTATATAAAAAGCCGTGAATAATAAGTCAGCAAATAATGTATCAATTTATCTGTTTCTTAGATACAACAATGGGGGCTTGTCAGCCCCCGTTGGTTGTTTACTTATTTACTTCGTAGTTTTCAATTTCCACCCACTCAAATTCAGGATATTCTTTTTTGTTTTCTTTGATGATAATTTGAGCAGCTTTACCTTTAGCTTCTTTTTCGAGCCAACCCTTAAGGGTTTCAAAGTCATTCCAAGAAAGAGAAAGAGTATCTCCGCTACCGCTAATACCTGCTTGGTAGATTGTTCCGCGGAATTTATTCTTTGGGCTGTTGATTGAATTTGTTGTTGTCATAACTTTTTTACAGTTTTTTCGGTGTGTCTCACCGTTCTAAATTGTTATTTGTTGTTTATTTTATTATTACAATGCAAAGATAACACTTTATTTTTAATTATCAAAACAAAAGATGCTTTATTGTGATAGCTATAATGTTAAAGTATCTAAATGGTGGTATGTGTATAAAAAAGCCGTAACAGTACAAGAACTGCTACGGCTACAAAGAACGAGCTGGAGAGGGGTTATTCTATGGAAACGAAGCCGTGGGAAATAAGGTCGGCAAGGAATGCAGCAGGGCTGTCGGTGCTGACAAGATAGCCTTCGAGTTCCTGAAGGCGGAGGGCGAAGCGTTGCATATATTCCGCATCTGTACCCTCGCTGTCGAAATGGCTGCCTGTGTGAAGCTGATGGAGAAACTCCTCGGGGCTGTATGCTACAATTCTGTGGTTGTCTCCTTTAATGTGGTAGGTTTTGAATTTTGGTGCATCTACTTGTTGATGTTCGGGGACTAAATTATGAGGAAGTCGGCTTTGTTGTTTTGCTTCGTTCATAATAGTACCAAAGAGTTCTTTGGGAGAGATGGTCGGCTTTTGCTGACCATCTCTTGTTTCTATCTTTAGTCTTCTCATACTGCTAATTTCTTTGTTCTTATCTTTAGGTAAAGTTTTTCGCTTTCGGTAAGGAAGGGTATGTTCTGAAGGGTTGTGCCTGCATTCACCTGTCCTTGCTTTGCAAAGGTAATCATTTTTGCGAGAAAATGTATCCAGGCAGACATTTTTGTGAAGTTGGTGGAACCTCCGTGCTGGCGGAACTCTACTGTGCGGTGGCGAGCGTAGGCTTCGAGGTTTACCTTGTGGTAGCGGTTGTGGAAGAAGGCTGCTCGAAGGTCGCTGATGCTGCGTGCACTTTTGATGGAGGTTTCGGTAATTGTAGAAAGTCTCTTGCAGTAATGGTTGTTGCGTCGGCTGCGTGGCATGAAGTTGTCGATAACACCCTCAAGGCGTTTGTAGGTTAGTATGAGGTTTTTCCAAGTTGTGAGGTCGAACTCTGCAGCGTCCATGTGTACGTGTAGTCCGCAGGTGTCGTTTACTTTGGCGTTGCAGAGATCGAGCACCCAGCAAACTTTTTCGAGTTCTTCAAGTCCTTGTTCTCCGTGTAGGATTGGGCTTACGAGTTCGAATGTGTTGTTTCCTGAAAGGCTGCTGTCTGTAACCAGTTTCCAATGGTCGGTGTGGTCGGTGTGGTTGTAGCCTTCTACCTGTACGTTTATTCCTGCTGCGGTAAGCTCGCGTGCCAGGCGTTCGCGTGTGCAGTTGCAGGCTTCAATCTCCACTCCGAAATTGCGGTTGAAGGTGTAGTCGATTACTGGGGCGATGGTTGCTGCAGTCTGTGCTGCTGTATTGGTTAAGCCCTGCATCATTCGCTTGTAGACGTTCTGCACAAATCCGTAGTTTCCATTTGCTACAAGGTCAGCTACCTGTCTGCGTGTAAGTCCAAGGCTAAGGAGCTTCTGTATCTTGGAAGTCTTTGTTCTGTTTTCGTTTAGAATGCTTTGAATTTGCTCGTTCATAATCTTTGTTTTTAAATTGTTCTTTATTTTTATTGTACTGCTAAGGTAACACTATAATAAGGAACACGCAAGTACTACAGCCTTTATAACCAGTGGTTTAGCTTTGTTTATCTTGTGCTAAAACGTGATATAAAGAGCCACCACGATTTACGTGATGGCTCAGCGAAACAACCTAAAAACTAAAGAAACGTGAGAAGAAGATTTACTTTGTGAATTGGTAGAATTTTCCGTATGTTAGCCGGGTGTGTGGGTTGCGTGATATGATGTCCATTTTTACTTGCTTGCAGCCATAGCGAAAGAAGAGGAAGCGTTTGGGCACTCGGTGGACCATTATATCGAGCGTATCGGTGGCTGTTATTGTGCCTTGGAATAGCGAGTCGGACACGCATCCTGTTATGGTTAGCCATGGGTCGGTCCAGTTGAAGCATTTTAGTGTGTCGGGTATATATTGTGTTATTGTGTCGTGAAATGCTTGTAGTGTGGCTATTGGTTGTTTTATGATGGGTGCTACTATGTTTGCCGACATGGTTGTTCCGGCTGATGAAGCTAAGGATATTCTACTTGCTTTTATGCCTACTTGTTTTGCTATTTTTGCGAGGGTGTCGCCACTTTGTTTGAATTCGGTTGGTGTGAGTGTTACTGCTGGTGCTGATAGGTGGCTGTTGCCTGTTGCTGTTTGTGTTATTTCTACTTTGCCGTTGTGTAGCATTATGTTTTGGTTTTCTTCGAGGCGGTCGCGGTCGGCTTTCATCTTGTTGTATAGATGAACGGATACTGATAGGCTGCCTAAGAGTGCTACTATTATGCCTATAAGAATGTATGTGAGTGGTATTTTTTGTATCATAGTTTTTTATTTTTTTACGTATTCTCCGTTGTCGTTGAAGTCTTTCAGTCGTTTGATGAACGATGTTGGAAGTATGGGATATATTGCTTGCATGTTTTCGATGCACGAGAAGCATTCTCTTACGAGCATGAAGACGCAGAGGTAGGTGCTTATCCATTGTGTTGCTCCTACTACTGATCCTTGCACGGTGGTGTTTGCTAACACGTTGGATAGTATTAGTAGGCAGATGTATATGCCTATTTTTTTGCCAAACTTGGAGAAGAAGCTTCCGCTTGATGCGTCTTTGTGCATCAGGTGTTTCCATACTCCGAGTATGGTGTCGAGGGTTACGGCTATTGCTATCCATTTTGCAAAATCCCAGTCTTGATAGAAGTACCGGGAGATGTCTGCCACGATGGACAGGGGCAGGGAGACGATTGATATCATTGGTATTCTTTTCATTATGTGAGCGTTTTGATTTCTGTATGCAAAATTACTTTATTAGGTGTTTTTTGCAAAGGACTTATATTGCTGGTGTATTTGTAGGGTGTCGGGGGCTACGCACGATAGCATTAGTGTCCAGCCAACGGAGTGTAGTTCTGTTGCTACGAAGGGTACGTATTCGGCTCGGGCGAGTTCGGCTCGTGAGAGCCATTCTATGTTTCCTTTGTCGGCATCGGCGAGCATGGCTGCGTGTACTTTTGATAGTAAGGATAGTGTTTTGTCGGAGGCGAGCATGTGTTCGGCTGCGTCGCTTCGGTTGGGCATTTTGAAGGCTACGGTTACGGCTAAGCGTTGTGTTAGTTCGTAGGTGTTGTGGTTGTTGGCTGTCATTGACATTTCGCCATAGTCTACGAAGAGGAACGACCCTATGCATTTGTCGATGCGTGCTTGTAGTTCTTCGAACGATTGTCCGTACACGTAGTTGTCTATTTCGGGTACGCGCGACGTTTGGGGAAGTTGGCTTAGTTCTGCCACGAGTGTGTTGTAGCTTTCGAAGTGGCTTGTGCCGTTTGTGAACATGGCGAGTATGCCGTTTCGCGATGGGTATTGTGCGAAGTATAGGAATTGTTCTTTTATCATTGTTGGTTTGCTTTAGGGGTTTGATGTTTTTATATCTATGGATGTACGGGCGTAGATCTATGGATATACGAGTGTAGATCCATAGATATAGGGGTGGGGCTTAGCTGTCTACTATTTCGTTTATTATGCTGACGGGCAGCCCTACCTCGTTGCTTATTTTTACTTTGTCCCAGCCGAAGCCTTTCATATCGCGAACGGCATCGATGGTTTTCTTGCGCAGCACCTTCAGATAGGTAAGTAGGTTCATTTGTTCTATCTGTCGCGAATCGCCAAGTCCGTCTTTCGATAGGTCGTAGAGTGCGTCTGATGCGTCGGTGGTGATGGGGTGTTCGGGCTTGAGCTTGAATTTTGTGAGCAGCGAAAATGCTGTTTTGCTGAACAGGTAGCTATTGAAGGCTTGGAAGTTGAACGATATAGCGGTGAGCATCTCGAGTGGTAATACTTCGAATTCTTTTGCCAGTGCGTGTGCGTGTTCGGAGCTGTATTCCTTTTCGGGGTAGTAGAGTATGGCTGCTATTAGTGGGAGCGACTTTTCGCCTTGTTCTATTAGCGAGCGTGCTTCGATGTATTGTAGTGCTGTGAGCGAGCATGTAAGTGTGCCATAGTCTTTTTGTATTTTGTAGGCGTGGTAGGTGCGGTTGTTTATGCTTATGGTGGGTATGAGCTGGGCGCAGAAACAGAGGTCTACAACGTATTGATACTCTAAACGTCGCAGCACACGAGCAATGGGAATGTTCAGTCGGAATGGGTCTACCCTACGGCAAAGCTCGTAAGTTTCCTTGCTCACATTCTCCAGCACCTCGTTGTTATCGGGATACTGGATAAGGAACAGGAAGGTGAGCTGTTCGGATATAGCTATAAGGTTTGCCACTTGCTCTTCGGTGCGAAAACGTCGCTTCTGCCATTTCATTATTCTGCAAAGATGGTTGATGCGCACTTCGCCTGCCGACAGCTTTCCTGCTGCCATTGCCAGTAAGTCGGTAACCAGACTAACGAACTGCTGTTCGGTCATACCTTCCCAACTGTTGGGTATGCGGTGTATTTCGCCTTTGTATACGAGTTCTATATCTTTCATGGCAGCATTATTATTTTATCGTCGGGGTTGTTGTATGCCGAATAAGAACTGACGTCGGCAGTGGTGTCGGTAGAGAGCAGCGTGTCTACATTGAGCAGCAGCTGTTCTGCCTCACGATCAAGTCGGTCGGCTAACGATAGTGCTGCCATTATCTCGTCCTTGCCTGAACGCGATGCATGGCTTTCGTCGAAAAGGTTGCGTATGGTAGGAGGGAACTCCAGTATATCGAAACGACGCAACGACTTGGCGATGGTCTTCTTTGCAAGGGCAAGATGTAAGGGCTGCTCTATACGCGAGGCATTCTCTTCGGTTATTTTATCGAAGTAAACAGCCAGTTGTTCGTCTAAAGTTTCCTTCTGTAGAGGAACAAGCCTGAAGAAGAAGAAATACGACAGGTCTATTGGGAAAATAGTGTCGAACACTTCTGCTGAGTGAATTTGGCACTTCTCCAGCATCTTGTTGTAAGGAGACTCTTTCCAGAGCTTTGAGGGTTCGGTTACCGTATCAGTAGAGAGCAGTCCTACAAGCGTATCAATAGCATTGTAGTAATTCTCCATATACGAACGGCGCATCGCCTCTATTTCATACTTATAAACATCAACATCGTTTTTGCGCCTGGCAATGCTGTCGAACACCAGCTGCTGCGCCATCGTAAAGTTGGCAATAGCAGTTCTCAAAGCCTCCTTGAGTTCAGTGTCCTCCTGCAAGTTGAGTATAGCCTTGAACACTGAAGTAGTAAGAATGGTTTCCACACGCTTGCGAGCCGAATTGCCTGAAGGCTGCAAATCCTGCAAGTCGATATTTGTTTCTACGCCTGGCGCATAAGAGCTGAAAGTGGCGAGATTGTCGAATAGTTCTTGAAGTATTTTCATGCTTGTTGGTTGTTTAAACGGTCCTTAGGTGAAATGTCTTCCTGTCGCTGTGGAACTTCGCGATAGAAGCCAATGCGATAACCCTGCTTATAAAGGTTAGGAAAATTCAGCTTCAGAGCAATATTGAAAGGCTCGGCACAAATTTCGTCCTCTGGTGTGAGCGACATTATATAAATGAGATAGTTGTAGTAAGAATCAGAACCTGACTTACTGATAACACCGTCCTTGCTCACTGCAGAAATGGAAGCATCAAGCCCTACTGAAGACAACAACGCTTCCTCCGTGCGCTTATCGTAAGCAATAAGCGAATCGATATATTCCTTATATTTAAGGTCTATCGTTTCAATCTTCCACTGCTGCTCGTGTCCAGAAGCGTCCATGAACGATATGGAAGAATACGCCTTGCCTTGGTTCTCTGCACCGCTCAGATAGTCGCCAATCTTGCGCAGCTCCAATCGCATGTATTCCACCAGCAACGATTCTCGATACTCCGTGCCAATTTCAATGCCATTGTATTTTACCAAATCCTTATCCTTCGATTTGCGCAACTTGTTCTCTTCGCAAAGTTTCGTAAGCTGCGAACGCTTGCTAACCACCCATGCGTTAGGAATAATAATGTGTATCTTAGCAGCCAACGAATTGCGCAAGAAAGAATTGATGTAAGTAGCCGTACTGTTGCTACCCAATATATAGGGGCGTGCGCCCTGGTGCGTTTCATTCACACCATAGAACTCGTCTACCGATTTCTCGCGATGGTGCGATACGGCTGCATATAGGTAGTTGTCTACTTCTGACAATGCGAACTTCGGATAAATCTTATAGTTACCCAGCCCATAAGACCAACGCCCCACAGCTATATGGCGGAAATCGCTGTAACTAATCTGTTCGTAGGCAATATCCTGCCGAGTGGTAGCAAGACGGCAGTGCTTGTTCTCTAAAGGCTCTATACCAGCAACAGGCATCATACCTAACCGTTTGCCACGTGCAAAGCGGAACTTGCAGAAGAAGTCTCCAAAGTAATAGAAGTTCTTGATATTGGTCTTGGCAAACTCCTGCGCAGTACTCTCCATACCACGCTCCTGCCAAGTGTTCATCCATTCGTCCCACGCAGGTAGTGCAGTGTACTCACGCTTCATCTTGCCACCTTCCACTGTCTGCATGTAGGCACATGGACCATTACCATACAGCATCTTAATCTCCTTACTATATAAGCGAGGCAACAAGCGGTTCTGCTTAATCTCTGTCGTTACTTCATCGCAGAGATTGTTTTTCACACCACGCATACACACCTGATAACCATTAACACTAAGCCACTGGTGTTCGTGAAGATACGACCTATTCTCCTGTGGAATAAGCATACCAGGAGTGTTGAATAGCTGTTGCCCCTCTCCAATCTGAAAGGAAAGCACATTGCCATCTGCAATATAATTACCAGCATTGCCGTATAACTCTATTCTATCGTTCATAACCAATTTATCTTGTGAAGTTTATATCCATCGTTAGGAAAACCCATATATCTAATAAGAATACGATAACACATCTTAGGATTGCCGTCTTCGTCCTCAAAAAGGAAATAATTCTCTGCATCAACCGAAAATCTATCCTGTGGCAGCTGTGTTCTATACTTGCAGTGCTTCTTCACCGTCAAAGTATCTCCAGCCATACCCTGCGACCTCGAATAAGGAAAGAAACAGAGCGTGAAGTCCCCTTCAGGTAGCTTGCTTATCTCCCTTGCCCACTGCATTGCATTGATGCCGTCTATTTCGATAGGTTTCTCCCTTGCCCACTGCATCGCATTGATGCCGTCTATTTCGATAGGTTTCTCCCTTGCCCACTGCATTGCATTGATGCCGTCTATTTCGATAGGTTTCTCCATTATTTGCGAAATTACTTATATTTTGTACAGGAACAAAGGACGACCAACTCCCCCTCCTGTCATATTTCCAGCCTTTTCGAGGTCTGCACCGCATTATCAAAAATCAGCGGTGCGTCCTGAATTGCGTCGTTTGGTCATTTTGATTTTTCATTTTTAAAATATAATATATTGATTTTCAGTAAAGTAACATTTTTACTTATGTAAATACCCCTCGTTATTGCCTTGTTTTGGACATTTTTTATATTCATTTTTGGACTTTATAGGGGCTTATATCGCTATATTTTCGGGTAAATCGTCCGGATAACTGCTCAATTCCTTTTTAATAAGGTCTGAATAAAGACCATATAAAAGGTAAATCATTGCACTTGGAAGCTGTGTTGTCAGTCCTGGACGACGTTTTAATTCTGTTTTCTTCTCACTTGATTTATCAAGCTCGATTTTGCCGTTCGTTTTCTTCAGCGGACTGATAAGAATTGCACTGCAAAGGTTCTGACATTCATTCTCATCGATACGCACTTTAGGAAGCAAGGGAAGTTTCTCGGCAAAGAGCAACTGGCACAGGCGGAACTGCTGCCAGTGGTAAATAGTAGGTGCGCCATCGTTATAGAGAAAAACAGAAAAACCGTAACTCTCCAAAGCAGCCTTCATTGTCAGCGAGTCGGTCGTTATTTGCTCCAATTCTTCCCTTGTTTTGTTTCCTGCACGGTCAGGGTAGAGGTGTATAACCTTGTTCACTGCGTCGTTGCCAAAGAACGAATACACCTGTTGTGCAAGGTTCTGCTGGTCGTCGGGTATATATGCCCAAAATTCCTTAATAATATCGAAGCGACTGCCGTACTCCTTTTTTTGTCCGACGATAAGCGATTGAAAATTACCAGGGTCGTAACCTATGTACAGAGGTTCGCGCTTATCGTAGTGACGAAGATAGCGCGCAGTGAGCGTGAAGTGGTCTTTAAGGTTCTGCTTCAATATTTGGTCGTAGATGTAACTATCTTTGAATTGGTGTCGCTCGTGGTCGTAGCTTGTAAAGAACTTGTTGGTTACCTCCTTGTGGCGAATGGCACAGATGGCGGTGAGGAATTCGTCCATATCGAGGGTATCGAGCTGCGTCTTGAAGAACTTCGGTCCGAGAATATCCTTGTTACAGAACGAAGATGCTCGTATATAATAGATGGCATTGCGTCGCATATCGGCAATACGTGGTTTCCATCGGGCGATAAAGGCATTGAGTTTTTGGTTTTCCAAACGTATCTTCTCTATTGTTACTGGATTCTTGGTATTGCGCAATTCTTGCTGGAGCATGAACTGCTTGTACAGTGTTTGGTTGATGGCAAGCGACACAGAAGCTATCTCCTCGATGAGCCTTGTGTCCATCTTGTTTTCGTAGTCCTCGAACCAATCATCTTCACCAAGGTCTACACGTGCAGTGTCACTCACACCAGTAACACCTTCGTAGTAGGCTGACTTGCGAATTTCGGCAGAACCACCACGAAGTGAAGGAAAGAGTCGCGACTTTAGTTTCTCTCCGCTGTTGTGTTTCATTTCCTCGACGAATGCATGCACGGCATTTCGACCGGCAACACTCTCGGGCTGGTCGGAAGACACCAGCTGCAGGTGTGCTCCGTTACGGAAGATGACTGAGTGCTTTGCATAGGCTATCGGATAACGTGGCTGACGAAAGTGTGAAGGCAGCTTTGCCTCCCCCACAACATAATCAATGCCATATTCAAGCATGGCTCGCTGCTTGCCATTTACGATTACAGGACGTGAGAACGATGCCTGAATGTTTGGCCATACGTTGGTCATCAGTGCCACGTATGTTTTGTGAACAAGGAATGATAGTTCGCCTGGCATATCGTTTGTCACACGAATAAGCCGTGGAACTATGACACCTTCGGTCTTACCCGTGGCACGCGCCCATTCAGCATAAAGCATATTGGGGTCGATGATATTGGCAAGCAGCTGCACACGGTTCATGTAATAGTGCTCGAAGCTGAGCACGCTGTTTTCATTTATAGCTTTTTCAGTCATTCGGAATTTCCTCCATTATTTCTGCATCTTGAATATCGGCATCTCGCAGCAGGCGTTTCTTTTCTTTTGTTTCTATGGGCAATGAGTCGATAAGCGCAACATAGAAGCCTTCATTATGCTTGGCTGCAATTTCCTTCAGATTCTTCTTTGAGAAACCGAGTTCCTCGGGTGTCAATTCAGGTGTTATCAAGAATTGAACTCCCAAATCCCTGTCTGCTTCAGCAATTTCAGAAGCTCTGCGACGGCATTCCAATGCAGCATCATAGCAGTTTTTCATACCTTTGTAATCGCCAGTAGAACCACACAGTTTGGCAAGGTCTTCATATTTGTTGGCAAAATTGCTTTCCCAAACTTTAATGGGGACGTTGCAATCAACCTGAAAATAGTTGATTGCCTGATAAATCCTCTCCATACAGGTGCGCTCTTCTATTTTGATACGCTGCTCGGCATTGATACGTAGCTTTAGTTTTTGAGCTGCCCTTGTAATGTTACGTTCATATTCGAAAATCTCCGCAGACCATTGCAATTGCTGCAGGAATAATCTCACGTCTTGCGGAATACCCTCACATTCTCCACCTGTCAAGAATGCGGATATAAGGTCTGGGTGAATGGAATCTAATTTCTCGATTTGACTTTTCATATACCAAATAAATTCATGCGCAGGTCTTTCTCTTCACGTTCGTTCTTACGTTCTTCCAGCAGAGTTATAGCATCTATCTCTCCTTTCTCTGCCTTCTTAGCGAGTTCTGCGTCAATATTATATTCACCAAGCGCACGTCCTTGATGATAGGCTTCGCAATAAACATCGCCAGGCGTGTTTATGCGATACAACAAGGTCGTGCGCTTGGATCCTTTCAGACCGAGCAACCTGCAGATACGTTCGGGCGTATAACTCAACGCTCCGAACGTTCTTACTTGATTTATATACTCATCTGACAGTACTTCTTTTTTGATTAATTCTGACATAGAATAATCTTTTTGGTTTCATCTTCAGAAAGAACAGCCCCGTCTCTTTCCAACAGTACTGGCTGCTGTGGAAACATTGCCATGAATCTGCGTACAGTTGCAGCAACGTATTTCGGGTCTATCTCCATGCCATAGCCTATACGATCCGTTTGCTGGCAAGCCATAATGGTGGAACCTGAACCAGAGAACAAGTCCACAACGACATCACCGTTCTTTGTACTATTTGTTATCGGATATGCCATAAGGGCTATAGGTTTCATGGTAGGGTGCAGTCTGTTGGCTTTTGGCTTGTCGAAATTCCATACCGTTGTCTGCTTCCTGTCAGCGTTCCAAAAATGGGCAGCACCTGTTTTCCAGCCATACAGGCAAGGCTCATGCTTCCACTGGTAGTCCTGACGCCCCATGACGAATGTATCCTTCACCCAAATACAGCACTGGGCGATTTTGAAACCTGCTTCTCGTATGGCGCGACGGAAATTCTCGCCTTCAGAGTCAGCATGGAAAACATAGAAAGAACCTCCAGGCTTCACAATGGAAAACATCACATTGAAGACTGATTGCAAAAAGCGAAGGAACAAATCATTTTCCATTGAGTCATTCTGAATGGTGAGTTTACTTTCTCCTCCACCTTCATAATTAACATTGTATGGAGGGTCGGTAAGTATCATGTCAGCCATTCTGCCATTCATCAGGGCGATGACATCTTTCTTTGCACGGCAATCTCCGCACATCAACCTGTTGTGTCCCAATCGGAATATATCTCCAGGACGGGCAAATAACTCTCCTTCGTCATCTTGCGGAGCAATATCAACAGTATCCTCCTGTATATCCGCAATTTCAGCATCGGAAGAGAATAGCTTTTCTCCACCTATAGAGAAATCGGTCTGCTTTACCTCGTATCCGAGGTTAAACTTAGCAAGTTCATCTCCATTGATGTTGTATTTTGTGAAAAGCAGCGTATCCGGATTCTTTTCGGCAAATTCGGAGTTATAGGCAGCTATCTCTTCCACTGCCTCACGCTTGTTGGAAGCCTGAATTTCCTCGTATGGAATTTCAGGAATGCGGAAGCCGTAGGAACGAAGTCGGAGCAGAGCCTTCCGACGCTGATGGGCATCAATGATCCACAACTTGCCGTCGGGGTCTTTCCATACTTTGAATGAATACTTGAAGCCACGTGTGATGATAAGCATCTGCAACTTCGATAATTTGTCTTCGTCTGGCTTTTTAAAGTCTTCTTGAAGTTCGATAAAAGAGTCCAGCGGGGCAGTAGGAAGATTGCCCAAATTAAAAACTTTTATACTATTTTCCATTGTTATTATTTGTTTTGTTGCTCAAGAACCATCTTAAATAGTTTTTCACGCTCCCGATGCCGTTCGAGGTTCTTGAGGTCATCAGCACGGCGGTTCTTGCGGTCGGTGCGTTTTATGTATGAGCGGTAACGCTTGATGTTGTCAAGTACGTTCTTGTGCTGGCGCAGGAACTCGGCAGGATCGGCTTTGAGTAGCTTCATGAGTTCTGCTATCTCTGAACGTCCGAAGAGCAGTGGGTGCTTGCAGAGAAACTTGCCCGTGTCGTTGAACGATTGCAGCTCGGCGAATGCCTGAAGATTACGTATGCGCAATTCTGCCATATCAGCTACTGCCTGCGCTTTACGCTCTTTCTCCAGCAGTTCGTCGAGCTGCTTCATCTTGCGATAAGTGTTGATGCGGTCGTTATAGAGAACTGTTGCCATCTGCACGTCCGCATCAGCAAGGTTTTCCCAGTCTATTTTCGGGTACTCTTCTTCTTTTTTTTTGGAGTAGCAGGCTTCTTTGGTTGATTGCCTTTTCCTTCTTCGGAAGAGTTATCCACATTATCGGTTTCTGCACCAGTATTCTCTGATGGGGTGTCATTACCTTCACCATCTGTTGGATTCTCAGTACCAGTGCCCTCTAATGGCGTACCGTTACCTTCACCATCTATTGGGTTCTCAGTACCAGTGCCCTCTAATGG